ATGCACGGAGTAGTCCTGCTACCCCCAAAGAAAGAGGTCGTGATCGATGGCTAGACCCGGAAATATTTCATCACAAAGAATAACTAAAGACGTAAAATTTCGTGTGGATCAAATTGCAAAATATGCCCCCCGTTTGCGTAAGATAATTCCAAATTTTGATAAACTATCTTCTAAAAAGAAGTCTAGGGCTGCTACTATGAAATCCCTACAGGAATTGGTATATCCAAATGATCCAGATTACAGTAATGAAGCGATCAGAGCAGAAGCAATGGGTCTTGCGGTTAAAGATTACGAAACAACGGGCAAAGATAGTGCAGGAAGAGATAAATATTTAGGAAAGGTAAAGAAAAAGTCACCTCGTGGATACAGTCGGGGTGGCAAAGTTCACAGAGGTCGCACCGCTGTAGGAAATAAGGGATAGAGATCGATGGGAATGTTTGACAGAATGACAAGTATGTTCAACCCGGACAGCGTATTTTACAAAGAGGACGGAAGTTTGATTCCGTTGAACGATGCCCGTCGTATTATTTTACGACAGGCCACCGAAGCTGACATGGACGACATGGAAGGTGGAGAGTTCGCACGTAACAAACTAAAGCGACTAGGTTACAAGATGAAGGACATCCGTAACCAAACCCGCCCTGCAGCAAGCAGCGCAGAAAAAGACTAAACGTATGGCTCAAGCCGCTACGAAGCGCACCTATCAGTTATCTACAGCCGAACGTGCGCGAAGAGCAGCCCAGAAACGGTTGCGTGACGCAAAGAAGAAAGCACAACAAGCCACAAAAAAGGCAGAGACGAAAAGAAAGAAAGCCCGTGATCTTGAAAGCACTATTGGACGAGTTGAGAAAGCTATCAAGGGAACAGACACAGCAGTCATCGACATGGGAGATATCTCCGTTCTACCCTCGTCCGTTTCCGATCTTGTGGGGGATTCCGAAGTTGTATTCCAAGCTAATCCCGGACCTCAAGAGGAGTTTCTTTCGGCGGGTGAAAGAGACGTTCTTTACGGTGGAGCGGCTGGTGGCGGTAAATCGTTTGCTTTACTTGCTGATCCCTTACGGTATTGCCATAACCCCAATCATAGGGGTCTTCTTCTCAGGCGTACCCTCGACGAACTAACAGAACTAATTGACAAGTCACGCCAGCTTTATACAAAGGCGTTTCCCGGAGCAAAGTTCCGCGAATCAAAATCAACGTGGCACTTCCCATCAGGAGCCACGATCTGGTTTACCTATCTAGACAGAGACAAAGACGTTACCCGATTTCAGGGACAGGCATTTAACTGGATAGGCATCGATGAGATTACCCAGTACCCCACACCGTATGTGTGGGACTATTTGCGTTCTAGGCTTCGTTCCACTGATCCTGAACTTCAAGAAAACCTGTACATGCGATGCACAGCCAACCCCGGAGGCGTAGGTGGCTGGTGGGTCAAAAAGATGTACATAGAAGGTACTCCCGAAAACAAAGCATTCCCTGCTTTTGACATAGACACACGTAAAACGTTTGTTTGGCCTAGCGGTCACGAAAAGGCAGGTCAACCGCTCTTCTTCCGAAAGTTTGTTCCAGCGCGGTTGACAGATAATCCCCACCTCATGGCTGACGGTCAATACGAGGCTATGTTGCGTTCGCTCCCAGATGTCGAACGGAAGAGACTTCTCGAAGGGGATTGGGATGTGGCAGAGGGAGCGGCCTTTCCTGAGTTCTCACGGACCAAGCACGTGGTTGAGCCGTTCGATTTACCGACCAACTGGCCCCGTATACGAGCAGCAGACTACGGATACTCTGCACCATCCTGTGTTCTCTGGGGTGCAATCGACTGGGACAATAATATTTGGGTATACAGAGAACTATACGCAAAACACTTGACAGCAGAGCAATTAGCTGATAGAATACTAGAAGCGGAACAAATTGACCCGTTACCTCATTACACCGTACTTGATTCTTCCTGCTGGAATAAGACAGGCTTTGGCCCGTCTATTGCGGAAGTTATGATGCGACAGGGAGTGCGTTGGACTCCTTCTGATCGTAATCGTATTCAGGGCAAGATGGAGATACATCGTCGTTTGGCAGATGATCCATACACAAAGGAACCACGAGTCCGTTTCTTTTCAACTTGCCAGAACATCGTGAAACAAGTGGCTGGTATACCTCTTTCCAAAACAAACAGCGAAGACGTAGATACCAAAGCTGAAGATCACGCATACGACGCTTTACGATACATGATGATGACACGAATGAGCGGGTACGCTTCAATACACAAACAACTAGGCGCAATCAAGAACCACGTCCACAGGGTTCAAGACGAAGTATTTGGGTACTAACACATGGCTGGAACCGAAGCTTATCAGTTACGAGGCGACTTTGATCCCCGCACCATGACTCTGGAAGAGTACATTTCTTTGTACGAAAAGGAGTCTACGGAAGTTGGCGGCAGGTCAAATCAAACTTGGGGAAATAAGTTTAGAAAAAATCCTGTATACAAAAAGTATTTGAATGAGCCTGTCATTGCTCTCTTTGACGGTAAGTTAAAGATTGATGGCAAAAACTTACAGGCTGCTGCAGAAGAAGCAGAGGGGACTCTTCCACAGGGGGGTAGTCCCAATACTCTACAGAGTAAATTACGTGTTTTAGAAGAGGGCGTTTTTGCTAAAATAAAAGACATAGATGCGTCTGAGGGAACTAACTTACAAAGTGGTGTAAGAAAATTAAGTGAGCAAGTTAAAAAATTAGCTACTCGTGGTGCTGCAAAAACAGCAACAGTTCAATACAACATTAACAAGATGGGTGACCTTGTTGAAAATCTTGTTGCACATGTTGATAAGTTCCCAGACGACAAGCCTATTGCAAATGCGATTTTGCTTCTTGCGGAAATGGGATCACGTCCCAGCCTACCATCTGAACTAACAAGCGCACACTATGTGAAAGCCACAGCTACGCCAGAAGCTTTGCTGTTAGGTTCTAGTGGTACAGACGGTCTTTTGATTCAAGCTGGCACAAAAGGAACTAAGCGTCAAGCAAAAGGACAAACTCCTAATATCCAACCCTATAACGCTCCCCTATCTCAAAGAGCAATAACAATATTACAAGACCAAAGTGAGTACAACAGGGTTACGTTTGGGGATAACAGGCTTGCAAACTTTTTTCAACTAAAGGGAGAAGATGGCAAACCTCGTACACTAGACCTTGACAAAGATATAAACAAGCTTTTAGAAAAGGTAAGCCCAAAGGGAATACTTCAAGACATAACACAGGATGGTGTAAAGCCCTCTAACAAACCTCTTAAATCTTCAGACTTTAGAAAAATATATCACACAACTGGTGAAGCTGCTGGTATAGATAGAAAAAAAATAGCTGCGTTGGTTTCTCGTGATACAGCCGTAAACACAGGAAGCACTGGCGTTTACATTGGACAGGCAGGAGAGTACAACCCTGCAGCCGTAGCGGATCAAAACCAGATTAGTAAAAGAATTTGGGGACAGTTCGCTTTAAAAACTAAAGCAGCAAAAGATATTTTTAAAGAATCTAACCAGATGTTGGCTTCTTCCACGCTTGTTTTTGGTGATAACACACCAGACCGTGTAAAAACAAACGTTTTTGAAGTATTTGGAACAGGTAAACCCGGTAATTTAAAAATTCAAACTGGGGGGTTTAGTGCGCCAGTAGATGAACCTGCAGAAACAAACACATCAAGCAAGTTACAATCTGACGATAAAGCCATGTCTCAGGGTAAGGGTGATCTATCTTCTAGCTTGACCCCGGACGAAACAAAACAACTAGAGGGGCTAGGGATTAAAAAGTTTTTGAGTCTTTTACCTCTTGCTGGGGCAGCGTATGTAGCCCCAGATTCTTACAGGAAAGCTAAAAAACGTGTTGAAGATATTACTGGACCCGGAATTTTGCCTGAAATAGCAGGGGGTGCCGCCTTTGCAAGTGAGTTCACTGAAATTGGTGCATACAGTGACATGGTAGATAGAGAAGGGGCATTACCTAGAATTTTAGCGGCTGAACAGAGCCGCATAGATGAGTTACGACAACGTGGAAGAGATCGTGTCGCTACAAAGATGATGGAACAAGAAGCCATGCAGGATTCGGCTATGAAATTAAAGCCTGAAGCAGGACGTGATTTTATTCCTGCACCCGAAGTTGAAGAAGACAACTTTTTAACAATGCAACCAT